TATTATTTGATATCGGCATCTTCCATTCCTGCTACTCTCAATTTAACAATGTTTGTTATCTGCCATTGTTTTTGATCTAAACCTTTAGTGATGCCTAACCATTGGTTTCTTATCAATGCAAAGTCATTTACAATTTTTGTCATGTCAACAACATCTGTTTCGCCATCAACATACTTTTCTGCGTCTCTGCTTGATAATGCTCTATTGTAGTTTTCTAAAAATTTTCTAAAAGTTTTGGATCTTAATCTTCTTAATTCAATGTTAAGGTATTCTAGTATTGCTTCTAACTGTTGCAATTGACTAAATCTTTCTTCAACAACACCTGGTAATGCCGCACTGGCTCTTTCTAAGTTACCGTATATTTTGCATTGTTTTCTTGCTTCTAATAATTCGTTATCGAAGTATGCAACGCAGTCAGGTATTTTATCAAGATTTCTACTTACTTCGTTGTACCAGTTTATCATTCTTCTTCGCTATATCCGTCTTCGTCCACTTCCTCTTCTTCGAACACAGTATTGATTGCTTCTTCTAGTTTTGGATCGTATTCTGCTGACGCTTTTAGTTCGTCGTGTTCTACACCGATATCTTCTAAACTTTTAATAAAATCAATAGCCATATCCAATTTTTGTCTTTCAGGGACGTAATGCACTACGGAATTCCACAAACGTTCAATGTCTTCGTGTGTAAAATCAATCATGTATTATTCTTCCTCAGTTTTAATTGGTTTTGCTTTTTTTGTTTTAGTTATCTCTTCCGCTATTGGCTCTTCAATTTCTGTAGGTACTTCCTCTTTGAACTCTGCCATTATCATGTCTAGTTTATCACCTACCCACGCTTTTCTGAACTCTATGTGTTCTTTACCTGCTTTGTCGATGTACTTCAGTCTGTTACCTTGTTGAACTAATAGTCCTTTTTTCTCAAACAAGTCTACAAGACCGCTGTACGGATTCATTCCTGTTTCATATGGAATCTTAACCTGTACACCTTCAAACGGTTTAGCATATCTAGTTTTCATAACTTTACAAGCGGCTCTAATACCTCTTACGTCAGTCACTTTATTGCCTGCTTCGTCTTCTTTTAGTTTAAGTTTTTTCATTGCAACAACAATACTTGATGCATAGATAAATCCTTGTCCACCTGATATCTTGTCATCTGGATCAAACATATCTTGTGATGCATATGTATGATTGGTTGCTATAAGTCCTACATTCCAACTACCAAACATATTAACACAGTTTCTTACAAGTGCTGTTAATGCCTTAGGTTTTCTACCTAAGTCACCTTTCATGTCACCTGCTTCGAACTGATTAACATCTGTTGGAGTAAGCATCATGCCCAGACTGTCTATAACAAATAGTACTTTAGGTGCACCCTCTTTGTTGTCTGCGTGTTGCTCTTTGTAACCTTTCATAAACTCTGAAACAGTTTTTGCAACATCATCAACCATTGACATACTTAATTTTAAAAGTTTGTCTTCTGATGTGTCGACTTTTAATGCTTGTAACCATTTTTCATCTAGTGCGTTCTCTGTGTCAATTAATATAACGAAGATGCCTTGCTCTTGTGCATTTTTGATTATATTACCTGATGCTATGTAACTTTTTCCTGCTCCTGATTCACCTGCAAGTACAGTTACTTTGCCTAACGGAATTCCTTTATTGAAATCACTGGTCATCAAATAGTTTAATGCGTAATTTCCTGTTGATATCCAATCTGTTGGATCACTAAATCCTATGCCTAAGCCTTGGATTGATTTTGTAATACTCTTTCTAAACTTTGTTGCGTCAAATACTTTTGTCATAATTTCTATCCTTGTAATCTATATTAGCATACTAAGGCCCTAACGTCAATACAATTAGGGCCTTGGTAAATTGTCAGATTATTTTGCTTGTCTTGATCTAATTAACTTCAAGATGTCTTCTGCTCTCTTGGCACTATCACCTGCAGGAGCCGCCGTAGCCGCCGCTGTTGGTTGTGGTGCTGGTGCAGATTCAGTTACAGGTGCCGCTGTTGGAGCCGCCTCTGTTACTGGAGTTGCTGTTGGTACTGTTACCTGAGGTTTAGACTGATAAGCCATTCCTGCGGGTCTAAAGTACTGTCCATATTTCTCAAGATCATAAGCCTCACCTTCAACAGATTTCTCAAATAATTCTTTGATTATTGATACTTCTGCTTCAGTTGGTTCTTTTGGTCTAAAGTCACCTAAGTTATGTAAGCCATGCGTGTCGATTGCGGCTCTCTCTGCCTCATCTAATGCACGTTCTCTTCTTGACCATTTTGATGTTGAGTAATCAGCATAACCACCTTTGGTAGTTTTGTTGATTCTGAAGTCAACACCTTTTACATAATCAGTTGGCATTTCTTCCATCTCTGGATCCATCAATGCACTTCTAATGATGTTAAAGATCTGAGGTCCAATTATAAATCTTCTGATTGGATTCTCAGGTGTTGTGTCCTCTGCTAATGGGTTTGTTGTGACAAAACCTTGGAAAATGTAACTTTTCTTTTTCCAATATTTCCTGCCCATGTCTTCCATGCTCTTGTCTTTGAACCATGGTCTAACTTCTGTTAGAACTGGACAAGTCTTGCCATACATCTCCATGCATGGTACTTGTACCTGTACTGGTCTTGAATCAGTCTGACCTTTGATACCTGCGAAAGGTAGTTTGATCATGTTTCTTTCAGTCCAGAAAAACGTGTTGTTTGTGTCCTTATCTGGTAAGAACCTAACAACTGCTTCTGAGCCTTCTGATATGTTCCAGTGTGGGTAGATGGCGTTGTCTCCGCCTGTTGATGAAGTGGAGCGATTCACTTCTTGAGATTTTAACTTCGCTCTTATTTCAGCCAATGATGCCATAATGTAAGCCTCCTTTATTGTGCCTATGTTTGTTGTTGCCTAAATGTATATTAGACATATAGTACATAATATACAACTATATTTATCTAATGTCTAGTACTATTATTGGTAAAATTATGAGAGATTTGCTAAAGTCTTGATTCTGTCTAGTTCCGTGTTGATCGCTTCTGCTTCCGCCTGTGCTTGTTCTGGAACTTCCATTTCTTCTTCTGAGAAGAATTCTTCAAGTGGTAATCCTGCCATCTCTATGGCATCTTTTAATGTGTACTCGTCGTTGCCTACTTTGAATTTATCTCCCGCTTTCATGCCTGCCGCTTTGGCTTTTTGAACTGCCTGTGCAAACTGATTTCCTTCGTTTGTCTTGTCTGTGTATCCAGGTGTACCTGCTTTCATTCTTTTGTAAGCAGTTGTGTTCATCATTTTGTCTGCTTTGGTCACATCTAATTTGGTTGCGTTCTCTTTGTCCTTCTTTTCTATTTCAGGATCTTTTGGTCCTTGTGCATATTCGGTTGCTACTGATTCTGCCCACTCTTCAAACTCAACTGCTTCGCCTCTTGCTCTTTTGTCAAGTTTAGGATGTTTCTTAGGATTAAAATCTTCTGGATCCATTCGCACTTGTTTTTCGAATTCTGGATCTTTTTCCATTTTTTTGTAATCGTCAATATATCTTTTTGCTAATTGTATTGCTATTTTTTTGTTCTTCATGTAGTCAGGACTTGGTTTGAATGCGGCAGAGTTTTCTTGTTCCATTTCATCTGCTACTCTTGAAGCAAAGTTCGCCACCCTATCTTCCTCGCCTGATTTAGTTAATAATCTAGATGCTATGTCTGATAATATAGAACTTAACATTGTGTTCTTGTTTGTGAATTTTGTTACTTTCAACATTTTATCTGCACTGTCGTCTTTTCTTAAAACTAATTTTTGTTTTGGGTCTGTTAAAAATGATTGAACAACTGCGCCGTGATCTACTGGTGCTTGTACAGGTGCGTCAATTGGCTCTGCATCTGGCTCTAATTCGTTTACTTGTTCTGCTTCTTTGTTTGCTTCAAATTCACTCATAATTTTATTGATAATAGGAAAGGCATCTTCAACTCTGCTATCCAAATTTTTCATTGTAAATTTTTCTCTTAATTTGTTTACTGTTTCATCATCTAATATTTGTTCTTCTGAAGTTTTGAAATCTTTTGATGCCGATTCATAATGAGATTGTTTTGCAAGATTTCTCATGTATCCTCTTAAATTTTCTAATTTTAGTTTTGTTTGCTCTATGATATCACCTGCATTGTCGTTCAATTGGTCTTTGTTTGATGCATATCTTGAGAATGAATTCAATTTTGCTATGTCTTCTGATGTTGATACAATGTGTTGTCCAAATTCATCATGTGGTCTTCCACCGTTTGCAACATGCCTTTGCATCGCTCTAGCACCTGCTAGGTGTGTTAGTGGATATTTGAATCTCTCACCGTCTTCGTTTTCGATGTAGAGTGATTGTATCTGTCTTGATCTTGCACCTGGCACAGTCTCATCAACTTTGCCTTTGTGTCTGATTATTAATTTTGTTTTATCTAAATTTTCAAATGAACTTTTAGAAGTACCTGTAAGTCCTTCTGCAACTGGTGCCTTTTCAACACCCGCTAATTTAGTGATTCTGTTAAGTTCTTCCGACATTTCATCAGTATTTACCGTTTTGTTCGTATCTGCAAGATTTTCATAATCCTGCTTTGACAGGTTGTTTTTAGTGATATCTCTCACGTCAAACCCCAGTTGATGCTCAACTGCATAGTCTTTAAGCTCTTTTAAGAATGCATACCATTCGTCTCTGCTGTCTTCGTCTATCTTGTTCACTAGATCTCTATTATAGTATACTTTCATATTTTCACCATCTGCAAGACTTACGCTTACACTTCCAAAAGTGTCGGCATCCTCTTGAAATTCAAATTCAAAGAAAACAGCACCTGCAGGATCCGCCGTTGCGGCTCCGTTTTCATCGCCTAAACGGACGTTGGAAAATTGTGATCTAATCTTGTTGAATAGGTCTACAGAGTTTTTTGGATTCATATAGCGTATTTATTGTTTGTTTAGGTGTTTTCTACAATCCTCAAGATCAGGTATGTAATCTGCTAGGTTTGAGCTCCTGCTTCTATCAAGCACATCGTTATATTTGAAAAATTTACGTAATTTATCGCGGTCAAATGTGTTTTGATTTTTTGGATCCCCATAAAAATTATACAGATCATTCACAATGTTAGTGGTGCCACTTTCGTTGTGCCAATAGCATTTAGTTTGTTTGGCTTTTTTCATTGACTCAAATACCAAACGTCGATTTGGATGATTATATGGATCTAAAAGATTATTTTTGAATGTCGCCCATTGTAACTGGATAGGTGCGTACGGAAACTCCTTATCAAACATCTCCATGGTATCTCCTAGGGTGGCAACATTGTATATGCTTACTACTGATATTATATGAACTTTGTTTCCCTGTTTGTGAAATTTGTGTATGTTTTCTTTCTGCTTTTTATCTATGGTTTTCCATCTTTGATACTCGTTTACTTTACCTACACCGTCTACGCTTGTTGATATACACATGTTGGTAAATTGTCTACAAAGATCGTAGAACTTTGGTTTAATATTGACACTGTTAGTTTGCATATTGAATGTGAAATCTGTTTTCTTTTGTTTTATGCACTTTTCCATGAATCTATACACAGAAGTCATTACGGAAGGATCACCACCTGCTACGTAAATTCTTTTTATCGAGTCAACATCTACTCTATCAAATGTTGAATTTATTTTGAAAGCCGGAGTTTTTTCTATAAGCGAAAAAAATTCCTTATCATTTATTGTTTCATTTTCTTTTTCAATTAAATGGCTGTAATTTGAATTACACATTCTACACATAGCATTACATTTAGAACTGGGTCGTATTTCATAATACACAGGTTTTTTAATTTTTTTTAGATCATCTATGTTTTTAAGTTTTAGTCTTGCTATCCAATCAAAACTGTAATTCCAACGTTGATCTCGTATGCCTCTATCCTCGTATGCATGGCATTCACGACAATTTTGTATTCTTGTGCCTTTGAGCATTGCATGTCTTATCTTGTTATATTCTTTGTTTGTTTCCCAATTTTTTAAGTCTTTTATTTTTGCAACAGGCTCTTGCGATCTTCCACAAAGAGAAGTGTATTCACCATACCCGTCGTGCATCAATAACCATGGGTAAACACATATGCTTTTGTTTTTCTCATACATATCTGTCCAGTAATAAAGATATTTCATGTTTTCTTCATTTAGGATTTCAACGTCAATTCCTGAGTCTTTCAAGTCGTTCACAAGTTTAAACATTGCTAGGAATATTCTGTGGTCAGAAAATTTATCTTGATCTTGATCTAAAAGCACTACGCTATCAAATTTTTTGCTGTGTTTGATAATGTCTTGTGTAGACATTGATAATGGTCCAGTATGATAATATCCATTTTCTAGTTTAGATGTGTCGGAAGGAACCATTCCTCTGAATGTTGCATTCCGTTGTTTAGCAAGTTCGCTTGTAAGGTGATGCCCCCAAGCATGTCGAGACGAGTTATCTCCTAAGCACATTACGTTCATACTGTTAATTATTGTGCCTATCCGGTGAAAGAGCCAAAAATTGGCATTGGAGTAATTTCAGATGTCCTATCGGTCCATTTCTCAAATATTTTAGGATCAAAGTCAGCAAGTACTTTCATCATACGAGTCATAAGCAAACAACTACTTACAAGGTCGTCGTGCTGTCCTGGTTTGGCTTTGAAGCTCAATCCGGATGCCACAAAGTCTTTCATTTCTGATATCAGTAGTTGAGAATTAATTTTCATTTTGCCACCTTCTACAAGTTCTTTGAATTTTGTACATGCATCAATTTTATGCTTTGCGGTTGTGTTGAAACCTCTTCTAAATTTCCTTCTGTGTCCTTTACGTATTGGTTCGCTCAAAAACATACCCATTATATTTTCTTCACCTATGTCCATTACACGCATAAGAGCGGCTTCGCCTATTGTGTTGTTTTCCATGCTGTAGAATATTTGTGGTGTGGCACTAGAATCTCTTTCCATGATTGTGTCGTGTATGTGTTTGTTAATACCTTGCAGTATCCTCACCTGTTGATTCATTGGTGTCATGTTGTGATGCCATTCGCCTATCTGTTCGAAAGTAGGCAGTTCAAAAACCTGTATCGCGGCAAAGTCTCCTCCTGTACCCATGCTGGGATCTAATGATACCATGTATGTGTGTCCTGGTGTTGGACGTTTGAACCAACGCACTTGTCCGGTTGTTTCTACCGGTGCTGTACCTTCCATGTCGGCAAGTGTCAAACTTGATATCAATGTCTCATCAAATATCAAGAATTCACACTCGTGTTCCCTTCTAAATCTTTCCTCCCCTATTCTGGCACGTTCCGCATCGGCCCAAGCCTCGTCTCTGTCTGGGTGTTCTGACCAGTGTGCTTTCATGGCATAAAAACCGTTTGTGCCAATCACTTTGTCATTGCCGTATTCGTCAAATCTTTTGTTTGCTTCTTTCCAAATCATGGCAAACTGGTCTTCGTCTGAATTGGGTGTACTTGTTATCATACACTTACCACCTGTACTCAATGTTGGAGATAGTGATGTCCAAAATTCTTTCGCTTTTTCCGGCGGTTGCACGAAAGCAAACTCATCACAATATATTAATGTAAGTGACATACCCCTACCTGTGTTCTCAGTTGTAGTAGTTGCCATAATCTTTGAACCATTATCAAACTCTATTGAATTCCTGTTATATTGGTTCACACCTGCTTTGATCCATGCTGGCAACATCTCATAAGCATAACGCACCCTTGACATGATGTCTGATGCTCCTGCGTATTTGTGTGCGGCAATTAGAATTTGTGAGTCTGGCCTGAACATAGCATACCAAATGAGGAAGCCTGATGCACAGGTTGTTTTACCTGTTTGCCTTGGTAGCATAGCGATACTAAATCTGTGATTGTTGTAACTTTCTATCAATCTTTCTTGGTAGGGAAAAGGTTGAAAAGCCATCTCACCTTTTGTGGGGTGTTGTATCTTCATAAATTTCTTCATGAAGTATAAAGGACCTGTTTTAGGATCCATGCACTTTTCTAATTGTTCTACTTGTTCCTTAGAATATTTGTGCTTTTTATTGGCTTTTTTTACCTGGTCTGAATCTAAACTTACGTATGCCATAACGTAGTATTTAATGCTTGAAAGTGTGGAGGAAAACTAACTTATTTTTTCTCTTTGGCTTCTTTGTCTTTAACGGCTTTTTTCATTGGTTCTTTTTTATTGCCGTCTTTGTCCATATCTAAAAAATCAGGTTTTGCCGCTTCTTGGTAAGCCTTTTTGAAACTATCGTATTGCTCTCTTAGGCTGTTTGCAAGACTTTCCTCAGTCACTTGATCTTCTACTGCCATTGGATTGTCACCTGGATATTCTTTTTTATATTGAACTTTTTGTTTGTTAGCACCGCCTGAATGAACATTGACTAAAGTATCTATGTCTGATGTTTTTTCATCAGGTGTGTTAGAGAATGTTTCTTCCTGTTTTTCTTGATCAGGAGCAGTAACTACATCTCTCATTTTTGCCATGTCCATTGAACCCATTGCATCGTCATGTCCGTGGTCCATGTCTTGTTCAGGTTCTTGTGCACCAATCATTTTTGCATCAACCGGTTGTACACCTGCTAATTTTAAAATCTGCATCATCATACCTGCTTCTTGTGGAGTGTCTGCTGAAATTTGAATGTCTTCTTTTACAGTTTCTTTTTTTTCTTCTTTACCTGCTTTTTTATCATGGTATGCTTTTAGACCTGCTGGCATTTTTCCTTCCGTTGCTTCATCGTAGCCGTTCACTGAGTGCCAAAAACTTGCTAAACTTTCGCCATGTTTTTTAATAAATTCTTCTTTTGAAAGTTTCTCTGCCTCGTCATGTAGGTAGTCTTTCATTTTTCCTTCGTCAACTTTAGGATTTGTTCTTTCTACATTTTCCACAGCATCTTTAACTAATTCTGGTTTAGTCTCTGCTATTTCCTGTAACTTTTTTAATACGTCGATCATTTCCATAATTATTTTGCTCCTGCTGGGTGCGGATTACCTTTTAATGGACCATCATGCGCCGCTTTCACTGGTGATGGTTTGCCTTCTTCTTGTTTACTCTGTGCTTCTTGAGTTTTGTTGTCTGTACCTTTTTCAACTTGGTATCTATCTTCTTTGTCTTTCATTAACTCTTTAAGCAGACTCATGTTTGCCTGTGTTGAATGAAAATCTTCGCCTTTGACTTTAGGTGCGTCTTTGTATTCGATGTCCATAAGTTTGTTTACATATTCTGAATTTTTTGCAACCTGCATATTGTCTTGATACTCTTCAGTAGGTTCTCCAGGTTTTTTCACAACAATGTGAGTTTGTGGTACGTTCATATATGTACCTAAGTATTCTCTCAACTCTCTTACTGAAACTGGATAGTTTGTTGTTACGTCAAAAATTGTAACTTCTTCATTGCTCAACTGTGGAAAATCTAAAGGCAATGTCATAATAGGTGTCTTTTTTCCCGCTGACATTTTGGCTACTTCAAACTTTTGTAAAGCAGTTTCCATTTTGTTTGCGAAATCGTCCGCAATTTGTCCTGCAACCTTTATTTTGTAGTCATACGACTTTGCTGATTCTGTAAGGTACTGTGAGAATGTGCTCATATGCAATATTTAGTCTTTTTTAAGTAGTTTCTTCATCAATTCGTTACGATCAGATATTACAAAACCCTCAGATTCTTGCACTGCTGGGCCGTCTTTGTTGCCCTGATCTATCTTTTGCTTTTTAAGTTGTAATTCTATCATTTTGAGCTTCTTGTCTATTTTGCCGCTTTTAGCATCTATGGCATTTCTAAGGAAATTGCCAGCAACTTCAAAGATCCTGCCCGAGTAACGTGAGTCTACATTCATACCCAGATCCATTAGATTCTTGTAACTTTCTTCTGCTTCTATGGCCAGTTTGTCCAACTCTAAATCTGACAGTTCTCCCAACCCTTTTACTTGTGGTAATGCGGCCGCAACCTTGTCAAATTCTGCATAACTTTTTTCTAAGTTTTTTCGCGTCTGCGGATCAACATTTTTCATGACTTCTTTTGTTTGATCTTTGTTGGCTTTGGCTTGTTCTTTTTTATCT